GCCGGTGTTCGACGCTGCCGAGTAGTCGCCGGTGTTCGACGCTGCCGAGCGGTTGCCGGTGTTCGACGCTGCCGAGTAGTCGCCGGTGTTCGACGCTGCCGAGCGGTTGCCGGTGTTCGACGCTGCCGAGCGGTTGCCGGTGTTCGACGCTGCCGATTGGTAGCCGGTGTTCGACGCTGCCGAGCGGTTGCCGGTGTTCGACGCTGCCGATTGGTAGCCGGTGTTGCTGGCGGTGTCGCCCACCACTGTCTGCTCAACCGACTTATCTACCTTGCTCATGATCCAGTCGAGGGCCCGCGAGATCATGGTCGGCATGCTGATTTCCGCCTCCACCACCAGGGTGGCGCTGGCGATCTTGCTGTCATCGTCGTGACGGCTCAGATGCCCCGAAGCCTTCACGATGGCGAATCGGCTTTCGCCTGGGGCGTAGTAGCCGAAGACATCAAGGGGATACTCGCAGGAGTGGAAGCCCGAAGCGCATGCCTCTACCTCACCCTCGTGCTTATAGGTGCCGCCGATCTCGAACTGGTAGCCGCGGCAGGTCAGGTCTTGCTTGAACCCCTTGTAAGCGGTCACGACCTCTTCGGACGCAGCCTTTTTCTTGCTCGCCATCGCGATTCTCCGTTTTAGGTTTGCCCTGGGTTGGGCGATAGGGCGCCCGGATGGGCAAATGGGGTGGAGCTGGTGATGCCCCGGCGAACCGGGGCGGGGTGGTTAGGCGCCAGTAGTGATGGCCAGGGAAACGCGCTTGTATTCAGCGCTGTTTTTGCGGACCTCGACCTGCACCGGCATGGTGAAGCCGTGGCGAATTTCCAGGCGGTAAAGTTTGGAGTTGATGCCGGAAAAGCTGCCGTGCATGTACTGCTTGCCGTTCACGGTGCGGATCATCGTCTTGCCCTCCAGGGCGTGTTGACTTCCTCGATGCGCCTGTCTCCAAGCACATCTGAGAAATCGGTGTTGCTCCCGCGTTCGCCTGCTGGGCTTCTACAACCCGCGGGTCTTTCGTCATTGCTGTCATTCCCCTGACTGCGGCGCCGATTGCCGCACGGCACAGCCAGGTTCCTGCCCATTACCGCCGGGGTGGCGGGGCACATTGCTTTCCGGGTCATTCACTCGGTTCGGTCTGGTCCTCGTCCGCCGCAGGTTCTTCCTGCGTTGCCCAGGCCCGCATTGCCTGAGCACGGATCGCCGGTCGCCGGTAGAGGCAATGCGATCTGTTGTTGATTTCTTGCTGTCGGGTTGTGAAAGAGCGGTCGGCTCGGTGGCCTCCCTTGAACCAAAAAGGTACATAGGGTGAGCTGAAATTAGTAGCGAAAAGGTACATTGTCAATACCTTGGTTGTACCTTTATGGCTCTTATAGAGATTCTGACTGTTCGGATACTGTATGTATGTACAGTTAACGAGGTGCTTATGGCCAAGAAGCAGAAGCAGCAGGCGTACGAGGTCACGCCGACTGATCGCCTGGGGATGCGGGTGTCCGCGATGATCAACTCGCCGAAGGCGCAGGATCTGGGGAAGGTGACGATTCACCGGCTGGACACTGACCCGGCGGAAGCGTGGGATGCGGTGATGGAAGTGCTGGCTGGGACGGACGGTATTGACCTGGTGTTCAACGACGACGGCACCGTGACGCTGAGGTGGGATAGGCAGGAGCTGGAGGGGTAGGGCGGAAATGAAAAGCCCCGCTGATGCGGGGCTTAATCTACGAGGGAGTAAAACTCTTTTTTTGTTACTCCGGCCTGCAAAGCCATGTACCTGATCAGGTCGCCATGGAAAGGGGATTTCGGCTTATCGACGGTCACCTTGCGAAAAGGGCTACCCTCTCTTACCCATTGCTCATGACTTCCCTCCTGGTTACGAAGGGTGAATCCAAGCTTTTTCAGAACGCCTGTCACTTCCCGGTACGTTAACGGTCGATACCTCCTTGACCACATGCAAAATCCTTAGCAGCGAACGTATTGCAGGGCAGGTTCCTGGAAGAAGCGGATTTTGCGGCGCCGGCTTTGGCGCACAGCGGCTACCAGGGAGATGAACTGGTAGCGTAGCCACATGGAGAACGGAGCCTTCCTACCAAGCAGCTCAGCTGCATGCTCTTTGTCGATGGTAAGTGCCTCGACAATGTAGGACTTGATCTGTTCTTCCAGCTTACCCTTGGCTTCTTCGAAGCTATCTCCTTGGGCGGCCAACGTGAACTGTGGGCATGCTGCGATCCACAAGCCGTCCTTCTTCTCAGCGTAGCATCGAAGAACGAAAGGATTGTTAGACATAGCGATTTCCTCTTAAAGGCCGTTCCTGGCCATTCACACGTTATCCACAGGTTTCCCCGGGGATGCGATTATCTCTACAGGGATTGCCCTGTCAATGAGATTGACTCGCTTGGTGACAATATGGTGCCACTAGCTGACAAATGGAAGCCTGGCTGTGCGCCGACGTGAAACCATTTGCAGATCCTCCCTTGGGGAGGCTAGCACCAATTTTGTAGATATGCGTGACCGAGGCCCGCGCCTACCGACCACAACGGGGCAGCGGTGCTTCTAGTGCTTGCGACGCCTCATCACTGACCACCAGAACACCCAACCGATCACGCTGATATCGCCCGCACGCATCTGGTCCCTGGTGTACTCCTCATCGGGATACTCGTCCCGGTTGTAGCTGCGCAACCGGATGCCGCCGCCAGGCAGTCGATAGACGAACTTCACCCGCAGCAGATCGTCATGCTTCAGGGCGTAGATCTCGCCATCCACGATCGTGTTGACCGAGAGGTCGACGCCGATGATCGAGCCGTCTGCAATAAGCGGCTCCATGCTGTTGCCTGTGACGTTCACGCAGACGGAGGTGCTCTTGTCGACGGCAGCCTCGCGCAGAGTTGCCTTCGGGAATCGAATCTTGCGCTTGGCCAGTTCGAGGTCAGGCACTCGCCCACCGCCCGCCGCTATCTCGACCTCATCGAAGTATGGGATTTCAACCTCGTCCGGCGCGAGCGGGTCTCCGTCTGACCACGCTGATAGGGGCTCCAGATTTCCGCCGGAGCGATAGTCGGCGGTCGGCTCAGCCACCCGCTGGTGTTGTTCCGGGGTGTGCTGAATGTCGAGCCAGCCGCGCGGCATATTGAATTTCTCCTCAATGTGCCTGGCCAGCTTGTTGCCGATGTTCTTGGTGGGGTTCGAGCCAATCAAGCGGCTCACCTGGGTTGGCTCGCGATCTATGCGGGCAGCGAATGCGACTGTGCCGCCTTCCTTTTCGGCCAGTGTTAGCGCGTTCGCACGGCGGATTGTCGTGATATCGATCATCTATCCATTTCATCATCTGTACCTAAAAAGTACAGAACCTTGACGGTACACAACCTTTTCACCATGATTGTACCAAGGAGGTACATCTATGGCCGTCGAGACACCCCAAAGCACCCACGCAGAAGCGCTTCGGGCCTTCTGGAAGTCGCTCAGCATCCAAGAGCGTGATGACGCTGCGAAGGCGCTCAGTACGAGCGTTGCGTACCTCAGGCAGGTTCTGGCTTGCGGCCGGACTCCAGGGGCTGCGCTGGCGCGTGATCTTGAGCGCTTCTTTGGCGCTCGAATCACTCGCCACCAGCTCCGCCCAGACCTCTACGACGCGCCAGCAAGGCCTCGGGGTCGGAGTGCGGCATAGCACGTAGCAGATGTTACGGAGAGGGGCTGGCGCTGCGTAGTCGGCTGCGACTCCTGTTCAGGCATCCAGTAGAGCAGACAGCAAAAAGCCCGGCGGCTACCGGGCTTTTTGAGGAGGCACCGGAAGGCGGTGCCGAACATCCAACGGAGACGAATATGTCACAAGTTGCAGTCATCCAACAAGGCTCGGTCCTGACGATGAGCAGTCGTGAGATTGCGGAGCTGACCGGCAAGAAGCACAAGAACGTCTTGAGGGATATTCGGGAGATGCTGGAGGCGTTGAGGAAGGATGGCTCAGATTTGAGCCATGTCCAGGAAGACCTCGACTCCCGCGGGTACACCGAGAATTTCCACCTTGACCGAGACCTGACCGAGACCCTCATCTCTGGTTACAGCGTCCCCCTTCGGTACCGGGTGATTCGACGACTCCACGAACTGGAGTCCAGCCAGGCTCCGAGCATCCCAACCAGTTTGCCGGAGGCGCTCAGGCTCGCCGCCGACCAGGCCGAACAGAACCAGGCGCTGCGATTGGTCATCAATGAGCAGGCACCCAAGGTCCAGGCCTTGGAGCGACTCAGCGGCGCAGCAGGAACGATGTGCATCACGGATGCTGCCAAGCACCTCAAGATCAACCCCGCCCGGCTCTTCGACTGGCTCCAGCAGAACCGATGGATCTACCGCCGGAGCGGCTCTGCTCGCTGGATCGGCTATCAGCCACGAATCCAAGACGGCTGGATCATGCACAAGGTGACGGTTCTCGGTCGTGACGACCAGGGCGACGAGCGTGCGGCGAGCCAGGTACGCATCACTGCCAAGGGGCTGTCGGTGCTGGCGCGGAAGATCGAGGAGGGCAAGCTGTGATCCTCGGTACCGTGTCGCGACACGAAATCACGAATCAAGAAAATGTGTCGCCGGAGGTGAGCAAGTGAGCACGATCATCATGTCGGCCTGCTGGCCTCTCCAGGGCATGAGCCCCGCACAGAAGGCGGTGCTGATCTCGTTGGCAGACCAGGCGAACGATCAGGGCGTGTGCTGGCCGGCTGTGGACAGCATAGCGACGCGTTGCTGCCTGTCGAAGCGTGCGGTGCAGCAGGCCATCAAGTGGCTGCGTGGCGCAGGGATTGTGAGCGTAGAGGAGCGCCAGGGCAGGTCGACCATGTACTCGGTGACCCCCGCAGCATATGCACCCCCGCAGGAAATGCACCCCAGCAGCAAATGCGCCCGTGCAGGAAATGCACCCACCCCCGCAGATGCTGCACCCCCACCCCCGCAGGATCTGCACCCCACCCCCGCAGATGCTGCACCCAGAACCGTAATAGAACCTACAAGGGAACCATCAGGGAACCTTTTGCCGGCCGATTCCGGCCAGCCCGATGCGGAGCGTGATCGGCAACAGGCATGCAGGGCGATCTGGTCGGCGTATGCGGCGGCGTACCAGCACCGGTACGGAACCCATCCGGTGCGAAACTCGAAGGTCAACGGTCAGGTTCGTGACCTGCTGAAGCGCTTGGGCGCCGAGGAGGCTCCGGCGGTGGCCGCGTATTTCGTCGGCATCAACGACGCCTACCTGATCCGCAACTGTCACGACCTGGGCTCGCTGCTGGCGAAGGCGGAGTCGTATCGCACCCAATGGGCGACTGACCGCCAGATGAACGGGACCACGGCTCGGCAACTGGAGCGCACTCAAGCGAACCTGAACGCTGCGAAGGAGGCTGCGGAGAGTATCCGAGAGGAGGGTCGTGCCAATGCTTTCCTCTGACGAACAGGCTGACCTGGCCGCCGCGCTGGTAGCAACTGCCGAAACGCTTGGTCAGGAGATGAGCGCCAATGCCGCGAAGCTGATGGCCAAGGATCTCGCGGATTATCCGGGGGATGCGATCCGTAGCGCTCTGCAGGCGTGCCGCCGAGAGCTGACCGGAAAACTCACCCTCGCCGCCATCCTGCAGCGTGTGCAGGCAGTCGATGGCCGGCCTGAACCGAATGAGGCCTGGGCGCTGGCGCTGGAAGCATCGGACGAGCGCGCAACGGTGGTCCTTACCCCGGAGATTCAGGAGGCGCTCACCATCGCTGCGCCGATCCTGGAGGCGAGAGACAAGGTAGGCGCCCGGATGGCGTTCATCTCGGCCTATGAGCGCGCAGTGTCTCGCTCTCGGCGCGAGGCGATACCTGTTGAGTGGCGCGTATCCCTTGGTCACGACGAGTCAGGGCGTCAGGCAGGGATACAGAAAGCCGCAGCGCTCAACCGACTGCCGGCCTCCGAGGTGGCGCGCCTGGAGGGGACTGTGGTGCTCCAACTGCCGGCTCCAACAGATGCCGGACAGGCGATCTCCGGGCTGCTCACTGGCAATGCCCCTGCCGAGGTCACGAAGGCGCCGAAGGGGTTCGCGGAAAACATGGCGGCGCTCAAGGCAAGTCTCGCCGCACACCGTGCTCAGCGCGAGCAGAAAGAGAAGGACGAAGCCGCCAGGCGGCGCGCCGATCTCAACGAACGAATCAACCGGCACAACGAGGCCATTCAACAGCTACAGGAGTCCCGTTCATGAAGTGGAAGGCGCTCAACGATTATCTGGCGGTTAGCGACAGCTCGCCGCCCTACAAGGTTTGCAAACAACTGGTGGCCGGGGAGGCTCACTACCGGGCGAGCGTTCAAGGTGAATTCATTTGCGCCCCGGTTGCGTCGGCGAAAGAGGCTCAGGATGTTTGCGAGCGGCACCACCAGATCATGTATCCGCGGGAGGTCGCGTGAAGGGGCGGGCCGTTACTTCGGAGCAGAAGCGCTGGCACGACCTGCTGGCGCGCCATGTGGGGTGCATCGCATGTCGGGTGTCCATGGGGATCGTGAACACCTATTGCAGCATTCACCACGTCGACGGAAGGACGAAGCCCCACGCGCATTGGTATGTGCTGCCGCTGTGCGCTGGGCATCATCAAAACGGCTACGGCGGTGTGGGCTTCACCGGGGTCGCCGTTCACCCGTACAAGGCGCGCTTTGAGGCTGAGTACGGAACCCAATCGGACCTGCTTTCGAAATGCGCCTCGATCTTGGCGGAGGATGGGCACGACATACCGGCGGGGTTCCTCGCATGGCTGGACGGTGGCGAGGTGGAAGCATGATCTCGATTCGCCTTCCCTGGCCGCCCAGCAACAACACCTACTACCGGAACACGCAGTCCGGAACGCTGATCAGCGAGCGCGGCAGGAGTTATCGCCGATCGGTGTTGCAGCACTGCCTTGCGCAAGGCATCAGGAGGACGGCCGGGCCTGTTCGGGTTGTTATCCATGCATCCCCGCCAGATCGGCGAAAGCGCGATCTCGACAATCTACTCAAGGGGCTCCTTGACTCGTTGACCAAGGCTGGCGCCTGGGATGACGACGGCCTGGTGGATGACCTGCGGATTGTTCGAGGGGAGGTGATAGCTGGGGGCGAGGTTCTGGTCACCATCGAGGCGCTGGCATGAAAAAGACACATGGTCCAGATCTGACGACCAAGCCACGCCTGCTCGCTCAGTGTCCCGTTTGCCACGGAAAAGGGTACAGCCGTGGCGTGTTCCACGAGATCGATTGCGCCGCTTGTGGAGCAGCGGGGTTCGTCGATGGCGTGACGGGGCTGGCGCTTGAGCAGCGGGATGCAGTGGTGCAACTGCGGATGTGGGTAAAGCGGCTGCTGGAGGAGCAGCGACGCCAGGCGAGCAGGCTGGCGCGGGAAGAGATCAACCAGAGGGGCGCCGGCGGCTCCCACTTCAGAGGCGACTGAAATGAACATCAAGGCGTTGGAATTTCTGATGGAGCAATACGGGCTGTGGGTTTGGTCCGACAATGGGACGCCTCGCGGCTCTTCGCCCATGCTGGCGCTGATGAAACGGAACCCGGCGAACGAAAAACGGTTTGCCGCTGTGATCCCCTGCATCAGTGATGATCGGGCGTTGCAAGTAGACCGGTTTCTCGCACGTCTCTACGACGAAGACCCGGATGCCATCCGCAGCCTGATCCTCTACTTCATCCATGGCATGTCGTATCGAGATATTCAGGACCGGATGGGGATCAGCTACGCAGACGCGCGCATGCTGGTCCGAGCGGGCCTGTCGGCTCTGCTGGCGTGCTTCGTGATGGAGGATAAAAAGGCTGCCTGAAAAAATGTACAGGCTGGACGTATTGACAGTGATAATCGCGCCCTGTACCTTTCGTCATACATTGCGGTTTTGCCGCTTAGGCGAACTGCCGCAGAGCGGAACGCCATAGAAAAAAGCCCAGCCTTCGAGCTGGGCTTTTTCGTTCACTACTTTACTTCTACTGAGTAGAACGTCACTGGCAAGTGAATTCGCCCCTGCGATTCGAAAGGTGCTTCGCCAGGCCTATCATCATCTACCGATATGCTGAGGTGACAGTGGGAGGCGAATCGATGAGCCTCAATCCCTTTGATTGTTTGCCGCTGGGGGGATGTCTGGCTTGGAAGGCTTAACCATCCACGATAATTTCCAGCTTCGTCTTTGCAGGATGCGTTCAGTTCGCACCATGCCTCTGATAAGACCACCGTAGTGTCACGCTCGAGGTAAAGTTTCACCTCGTCAAACCTGACCTCAATTGATTGACGAAGCCGGATGCCAAGTGCCAGTAGGGCGCTCTCCACGGCGTCCATTTTTGTGTGGTGCAAGAAGTCCACCAGGCGATCGCCCTGGGTTTGGGCGATGCCCAAGAGCCTGCACAGGTCGGACTTGCGCATTCCGCGCTTCATCATCTCGTTCCACAGCGCGATCTTCGCCACCGTGACGGCTGGCAGGTGGACGACATGCTCGCCTTCCTCTGGTGGAGTGGCTTCCGGGATCGATTTTCGCGCGTCAATGTAGAGCGACAGGGTCGTCCCGATGGCGTCAAGCGCCTCGCTGATTGCATGGGTCTTATCGTCGCCGTAGCTGTTCAGTTCCGGCAAGTCTCTGCAGAAAACGGCAACGCCAGGAGCGCTATCGTCCTGTTCGAAACGGATTGCATAGTCGTACATGGTCACTCCTCCGGGGTGATCGTTCAGCGCTTGCAGGCGAGGGGGCTCATTTGAGCCCCAGTTGCTTGATGATCGCCTTGCGGGTCGGTTCTGGCATTTCCTTAGATCCGTGGTCCGCGAAGGTGGTCTGTTTGCCGTTCGGGGCGGTGATCTTGAAGTGGCTTCCCTTGCCGGCTTCGAAGGTCACCCCTTGGGCCTTCAACCATCGTCTGAATTCGCTGAACTTCATCACCTCGTCTCTGTTGTTTGGATGGGTCCATTATACAACAAATTTGTTGTTATACAACAAAAATGTAGTATTCCCGATGCTACTTTTTCTCGCTCCAGGCTAACGACCTGACAAAACTGTCGGCTTCTTGTGAAGCCGATCATGCAGGTTTGGAAACGCTAATGTGCCTAAGCGGTCCCGGTGCTACAGTTGCGCTATCTAGGGAGGTAGTTGGAATGGGCTCCAAGGCGCGCGGTTTTACCCTCATCGAACTGATGGTCATTGTGGTGCTTCTTGCCATATTGGCGTTCATGGCGATCCCCAGCTTTAAAGCTATGCAAGAGGGCAACAATCACCTTGCGGGGAAAGAGGTTTTTCAAAAGCATCTGGAATTTGCGCGAGCGTACGCAATGTCCAGCAAATCAACTGTTGAAGTTTGTGCTGAAAGCGGTGGATGGACTGACGGTTATGTTGTACGAAAAGCATCCGACAAGTCGGTATTGCTGAAGGAAAGCCGGTATAAGCACATTCACGCAGTAGGTGCTTGGAAGTCGTCTGTCGAGTCAGGGTGCGTTCGATTCGTATCGAATGGGACCGCGCCGGAAGCTCCTGCTGCAACGGGCAAGGTTTACGATTCGGGCTTTTATGGAGGCGAGAGCCTTGATAAGGCTGCGTGGAGGATTACCTTCAAGCCATCTGGCTGGAGTTGTCAGGAAAAAGATCCCAAAGAGCCGGCCTGCGCTGTAAAGCCCAGCTAGCAGAGATAGGATGAAAGGCCACAAGCCCCGCTATAGCGGGGCTTTTTGTTTCCACCTTCTTGCAGGTGGCGCATTGCGCTGCGGGGCGCGCGGTCCCCTTGAAAGGCCGTACCTGCACCCATTCCCGGCCCAGCCTTCGAGCTGGGCTTTTCATTTCCGCCCCGGCGAGGGGAATCGAGACGATGAAGATGCCTGACAAACCCGACACTTGGGCGGCCCTGCTCGCCTGGCTGAGCCAGCATGCGCCGATCATCTACGCCTCCCTGCTGTCGTGGGCCATGGCTATGGCCAGGATTATCTACGGCGGCGGCACTCGCCGGCAGGCTCTCTTGGAGGGCGCGCTGTGCGGTGGGCTGGCGCTGACAATCATCAGCGGCTTCGAGTTCTTCGGCGTGCCGCAGAGTATGGCCACCTTCATTGGTGGCTGGATCGGCTTCCTGGGCGTGGAGAAGATCCGCGACCTGGCCGACCGCTACGCAGGGATCAAGCTGCCGCGCCGAGGGGCTGGCGAATGAAGATCACCGCCGATCAACTCGACCGCGCTACCGGGTGCGGTGCTGCGACTGCAACGATCTGGCTGGAGCACCTCAACGGTGCCATGGCTCGGTTCGAGATCAACACGCCCGAGCGCGTGGCGATGTTCCTGGCTCAGGTCGGGCACGAAAGCCAGAGCCTCAAGTGCCTGGTCGAGAACCTGAACTACTCAGCCGAGGGCTTGCTCAAGACCTGGCCGAAGCGGTTCACGCCGGCCGAGGCGCGGCAGTACGCCCGCCAGCCAGAGCGCATCGCGAACCGCGTCTACGCAAGCCGGATGGGCAACGGCTCACCGGATACGGGCGATGGGTATCTATACCGGGGACGCGGCCTGATCATGATTACGGGCCACGACAACTACGCCGAAGCGGCCCGCGCCCTGGCGCTGCCACTGGTGGCGCAACCGGAACTGCTGGAGCAACGGACCTGGGCAGCAATCGCCTCGGGGTGGTGGTGGAGGTCGCGGGGTTTAAACGACCTGGCCGACCAAGGCCGATTCGAGCGGATCACTCTGAAGATCAACGGCGGCTACAACGGTGCTGAGGATCGAGTGGCGCGTCTCGAATGGGCGCGCGCAGCGCTGGCGGGTGTGTGATGAGGTGGGTTCCATGGTTGATCGTCGCGCTCGTTGCGATGGGGATGATGTGGCGGATGGACCGCCTGAGCCTGCAAGTGACCGCAGAGCGGGAACGTGCTGACGTCGCGGCGCAGGAGCGTGACCGCAACCAGCAACTGATTGACCTGCAGGCGGGCGTCCTCGCTGAACAGCAACGCCAACTCGGCCGCGTCGCCGAGATCGAACGGCAAACCCGCCAGCTTGGCCAAGCCCTGGAGGTCCAGGGCGCGCGCCATGCTGCGGCGTTACGGGAGTTGAAAGAGAATGACCAGGCTGTTCGCAACTGGCTGCGTGCTGGCATCCCTGCTGGCCTTGGCCGGATGTACGCCCGCCCCGAAACCACTGATCCCAGCGCCTACCGCGCAGCAGGCCAAGTGTCCGCTGACGCCGTGTCGGCTCCCAGGCCGCCCTCCGCTGGCGAACGGTGAGGACGCAACCGCGGCGATCGATGCCGTTGAGGCTGCGTTGACAGCGTGCGCGGTACAGGTGCTGGACTGCATCGAGCGACAGGAGTGATCCATGCCGAGACGACCAGCTAAGCCCTGCGCGTACCCAGGATGCAACGTGCTGATCCGGCAAGGTTCGCATTGCGAGAAGCATGCGGTGCTGGCCCAGCAGCAGCGGGAGAAGCACCTGCAGGCCGTTCACGCTCGCTACAACCAGCGTCGGGATGAGTCCGATGGGTTCTACAAGACCGAGCGCTGGAAGCGGCTCGCCGCCCGATATCGACGGCTGCACCCGATCTGCGAGGAGTGTGACGAAGCTCCGAGCCAGATCACCGACCACATCAAGGCGCGTAAGACTCACCCCGAACTGAGCCTGGTCTGGTCGAACCTGCGCGCCCTGTGTCGGGCGTGCCACAACCGCGTAGGCGAGCGCGTAGGACGGATCGAGAACGGTGCGGATCCTGGCGCCCCGAGGATGCCCCGAATTGGTGCATTGAACCGCCCAGGGGAGGGGGGTGGCTGAAAGTTCTGGCGGCCAACCTCCCGAACGACGGGGGGAACCGGATTTACGCGCCCGCGAAATTAAAAAATCAGGAGTTGCCCGATGGCAGGCGTCGCCAGAGTGGCCGGCCGGGGCCGGAAGCCCAAGCCGACAGCCAAGAAGGCGCTCGCCGGAAACCCCGGCAAGCGGGCGCTGAACAAGGACGAACCCAAGTTTTCGGATGTGACCGATATCGATGCGCCGGGCCACCTTCGGCCTCGCGCTGCGGAGATGTGGTCGATGATCGTGCCGGAGTTACTCGGTGCCGGCGTGCTGGCCATTACCGACATGCACAACGTCGAGGCGTTCTGCGTTGCGTACGACAAGTGGCGCATGGCTGAGGAGGAAGTGCAGAGCTCGGGAATCACAGTAACGAGTGCCCAAGGCAGCCCGATGAAGAACCCCGCGCTCACCGCCGCCAACGAAGCGATGCGCCAGATGGTGACGTTTGGCTCGCTGCTCGGCCTGGATCCCTCCAGCCGGACCCGGCTCATCGGAGGCAACAAGAAGCCGGAGGCGAATCCCTTCGCTGAACTACTGAGGTAAGCAATGGCAAAGGCCGCCTGCGCTAACGTCGACAAGGCGATGGCTTGGGCGAAGACCGTCCTGAAGGGGAAGGTGCCCGCCTGCCTGTATATCCACCAGGCGATCGAGCGGCACTTCTCCGACCTGAAGAAGAGCCGGAGCCGGGATTATCCGTTCTACTTCGACGCCGAAGCCGCGGAGAAGAAGCTGAAGCTGATCCAGCTTCTTCCCCACACGAAGGGGGAATGGGCGCGCCTCCAACTGACAATATCGCTTGAGGCCTGGCAGTTGTTTGGCCTGGCTGTGACCTTCGGCTGGAAGAAAAAGGCTGATGGCTTTCGCCGGTTCCGTGAAAGCTACTGGGAGGTGCCGAGGAAGAACGGCAAGTCGGTGATCGCCGCTGGCACCGGAATCTCGATGTTCGTCGCGGATGGCGAGTTCGGTGCCGAAGTCTACAGCGGCGCTACCACCGAGAAGCAGGCCTGGGAGGTTTTCCGGCCCGCGCGGTTGATGGTGAAGCGCTCGGAACTGCTGATCGCCGCCGCCGGCATCGAGGTGAATGCCTCGAACATGAACACCCCCGCCGATGGCGGACGGTTCGAACCGATCATCGGTGACCCTGGTGATGGCTCCTCCCCGTCCTGTTCGCTGATCGACGAGTTCCACGAGCACGACAACTCCGGCCAGTACGACACGATGCTGACCGGCATGGGCGCTCGCCGACAACCGCTGATGTTCATCATCACCACGGCCGGCGCGAACATCGAGGGACCGTGCTACGACAAGCGCCGCCAGGCGATCGAGATGTTGTCGGGCGTGGTGCCGGACGACGAACTGTTCGCTTGGATCTGGACCCTCGACGAGGGGGACGATTGGACGGACCCGAAGAACCTGGCCAAGGCGAACCCGAACATTGGTGTATCGGTTTACCGGGAGTATCTGGAGAGCCAGTTGGCTCGCGCCATTCGCTCGGCGCGGTTCACGAACACCTTCAAGACGAAGCACCTGAACATCTGGGTTTCAGCGAAGACGGGCTTCTTCAACATGGCCTTGTGGAAGGCCTGCGAGGACAAATCGCTCACGCTGGAGCAGTTCGCCGGCGAGGAGTGTGTCCTGGCCTTCGACCTGGCCCGCAAGCTCGACATGAACAGCATGGCGCGGTTGTTCTGGAGGGATATCGACGGCCGGCGGCACTACTACTGCGTGTCGCCTCGCTTCTGGGTGCCAGAGGATCGGGTCTACGACGAAGACAACAAGCGGATGGCCGAGCGGTTCCAGGCCTGGCTCAACACCGGCCACCTGTACGCCACCGCCGGCGCAGAGGTGGACTACCGCGAAATTCTCGCCGAAGCGCTGGAGGCGAACGAGGCTAACCCTGTTCGTGAGAGTCCGATTGACCCGTTCGGCGCGACTGGCATGAGCCACGAACTGGACGACGAAGGGCTGACCCCAGTGGTCATCACCCAGAACTACACCAACATGAGCTCCCCCATGAAGGAGCTCGAAGCGGCTATCGCCTCAGGCCGGTTCCACCACGACGGCAACCCGATCATGACCTGGTGCATAGGGAACGTGATCGGGAAGTTCCTGCCGGGCAATGACGACGTCGTTCGCCCGATCAAGCAAGGCGAGGACAACAAGATCGACGGTGCTGTGGCGCTGATCATGGCGATCGGGCGTGTCGTTGCGCAGGAGCCGCCGGAAGAAACCCTCTCCGACCACATCGTGAAACACGGTATCAGGAAGCTCTGATGGGAATTTTGAAGAAGCTGGGCCGATGGTTCGGCAAGGGCTCCGACCCGTTGATCATCGATACGCCCGAAAAGCTGGCGCAGGTGCTGGGTGTTGCGTATGAGACGGAGTCGGGGCAGCGGGTCACCACCACCACCGCCATGCAACAGACCGTGGTTTTTAACTGCGTCCGGGTGTTGGCCGAGTCGGTTGGCATGTTGCCTTGTCGGCTCTTCAAACAGACGGAGCGCGAGCGGATTCCGGCCTTGTCCAACCGTCTGTATGACGTGCTCGCAGTGGCGCCGAACGGGTACATGACCGCGCAAGAGTTCTGGGAGCTGCTGGTGGTCTGCCTTTGTCTTCGTGGCAACTTCTACGCCTACAAGGTCATGGCGCTCGGCAACGTGGTGGAACTGCTGCCGATCAACCCGGCGGCGGTGAAACCGAAACTGAAAGATGATTGGACGGTTGAGTATGACGTCACGTTCAAGAGCGGCGTCGAGACCCTTTCCCAGGACGAAATCTGGCACGTCCGCCTGTTCACTCTTGATGGCCTAACGGGGCTGAACCCCATCGCCTATGCCCGCCAGGTCATCGGCCTGAATCAGGCGATGGAAACTCACGCCGCCAAGCTGTTCTCCAACGGCGCGGTCACCTCCGGGGTTCTGAAGACGGACCAAACGTTGAGCGATGAGGCCTTCGATCGCCTGTCCGCGCAGTTCCAGGGCGAGCACATGGGGACGGCCAACGCCTACAAACCCATGATTCTGGAGATGGGGCTTGATTGGAAGCCGATCAGCCTAAACGCCCAGGACACGCAGTTCATCGAGTCGCGAAAGATGACCGAGGCGCAGTTGTGCGGTCTGTTCCGCGTCCCGCCTCACCTGGTGGCGAACCTCGACAAGATGACGCTGAACAATATCGAGCACATGGGCATGAGCTTCGTGAACTACTCGCTTGTGCCGATCCTCACGCGCATCGAGGCCCGCATCCGAGTCGGGCTGCTGAGCGAGAAGGATGCGAAAACCCACTTCGCCAAGTTCAATGCCGGCGCGCTGATGAGGGGCGACCTCAACGGGCGATACACCTCATACGGCAAGGGGATCCAGTGGGGGATTCTGAGCCCCAACGACTGCCGCGAACTGGAAGACCTCAACCCCCGTCCTGGCGGCGATATCTACCTGACCCCGACCAACATGACCACCAATCCGGAGGCACTCGATGCTGACAAAACAACGCCTTGATGTGCCGCTGACGCTGAAGGCAGTCAGCGATACCGGCGAGTTCGAGGGCTACGGCTCAGTGTTCGGCGTCGTCGACAGCTACGGCGACGTGGTTGTTCGAGGCGCCTTCGAGGCCTCGCTGGCTCGCTGGAAGGAAAAGGGGCGCTTGCCCGCGATGCTTTGGCAGCACGACAGCGCCGAGCCGCTCGGGCCCTACACCGAGATGCGTGAAGACGAAAACGGCTTGTATGTGAAGGGCCGCTTGTTGATCGATGACGACCCCCTTGCGAAGCGCGCTCACGCACACATGAAGGCCGGGAGCCTCTCCGGCCTGTCGATCGGCTACATGCTCGATGACTACGAGTACGACAAGGAGAAGGGCATCTGGCTGCTGAAGGCTATCGACCTTTGGGAGGTATCGCTGGTCACCTTCCCGGCCAACGATGAGGCCCGTATTTCCGATGTGAAAACCCTGCTGGCGCGCGGCGAGACGCCGCCGCCAAGCAAAGTGGAGCGAGCCCTGCGCGAGGTTGGGTTCTCTGGCTCCCAGGCCAAGGCCTTCATGGCCAAAGGCTACAGCGCTGCCTGCCCGCGTGATGCGGATGCTGGCGCCGCGCTCGACTCCCTGAAATCCCTGATTAATCGCATGTGAGGAGAACCCCATGCCCGCTGATATCCAAGATGTAAAACAGGTTGCCGAAGAACTCGGCGC